AAGACAAGGTCATCGAGTAGGTTCGATAGATTGCATTACGAACCGTACCTGGCGCAGAGCCTGACGAGAAGATAGATTGAGCTTCAGTAACTAGGTCTGAGCTTGCGCCTGCAATACCAGCGGATGCCAATGCGAGAGCTTCAATCTCTGACTTCAACTGGAGGTAAGTATTGTAGACGCTTCGAGCGCTAGCGTAATGCACATCACTATCTATATTGTTTAGGGTAATCGGATAGTTTTCCAGATTACCTAAACCGACATCTTCCTTAGTCGTAGCTTGTGCTCTCAACTGTGAGTAGGTTCCACTGACACGAGCATAGTTCGATAAGTCAGGCGGTTCCACTTGAGCAATGTCGTTGGCTAAACTTTGGTACACACTATAGAGCAGTGACGACAGAACATAAGTCTCGTCATTGTCTTGCAGTGTAGCCGCTGTAAAACGGTTCTCAACTTTGTCCAGCCCAACATCTTCTTTCGTAGTTGCCTGAGCACGTAGGTCGGGATAAGTCCCATCCTTTAACGCCAACTGACTTAAATCCAGTCCGGTAATTGCATCAGCCTCTAGTGCTCGTACCGCAACCAACGCTTGACCTGACTCATTAAAGCGTGCATCGTTAGTTGTGTAATACTGCGTATAGGTTAGCTGCAAATTGACTGCGGCCAACTTAACTAAACGAATGTGGTCATCACCCTCATTTAGTAAGTCGTCACGAGTCGGCCAGAGCAAATTAAAGTCTGACGGCAGGAAATCTGGTTTAGTGACTTCTAATGCCATTAGCTTTTTCCTATTGGTCTGTTGGTTACTAGCTTCCAAACTCCCTGCGAAGTTTTAAAGTTTTGACCACCGTGAGCAATTGTGACAGTTCCATCTAAGTCGCCTTGCAGTGTAGCCGTTACAGCGTGCGTATAGTTCTGGTCAAAGAAGTCATCACTAGCCATTAAGGTTGCTACACCTTCAATGACTGTACGCCCTTCGACGATACGCCCTCTTGCTACGGTACGATTCAGGAACTTAATGTCCACTGTAAAATCATAACCTGCGGCTGCGTTGACATCTATGTAGAAGTCTGGGCAACGGAGAAAGATAAAGTTATCAAGCTCGATTGCAGGGTTGTGATTAAAGTTCAAGTTGAACAGGTGGTAATTGGAAGTCTGCGTCCCTGTTATGGTTGCAGTATGGATAGCTCCAGGTAGGTAGGATTTGAACAAGTATGTATGCTGGGACTGAGGGAATGGAAATGACTCAGCCTTCAATACTTCTCGCACATACCCTGGAGTGACCAATGTACGACTGTCAACTGTTTGTGTTGGGTTTGTATCAAACCACGTGGAATCTACATAACCATTAGCGAACAAGTTAGTCAACCCGATGTCATCCTTGGTTGTCGCTTGCGCTCGTAAGTTAGGGTAAGTTCCATCAATTTCAACCAGCTCATCAAACGGAATGTTCTCTGAACCAGCATTAGCTAGTAGCGCTCTTAACTGTCTGTTCCACTCTTTCAAAGTTCCAAGAGATAGGTAGTAACCTTCCTGACGGTTGGCCATATCAAAGCCAGTAGAGAGAGCATAGTTATTAAGTCTACCTAAACCCACATCACCCTGAGTTGTAGCTTGTGCTCGAAGTTCTGGATAAGACTGATCGATTTGCGCATATAAGTCAAAGTCAATATCGTCGGATAACTTGTCAGCAATTAAAGCTCGTTCTGCTACAAGTACCTGACCATCTTCATTAAACCTTGCCTCGTTCTCATCGTTCAAGTCTTCCAGTTCTTGCTCGGAGTTTTGAAGGGCAGTCTTTGCGTTACGTAGATGGTTATCACCTTCGTTAAGCGTGTCCTGCCCTTCAGGGTAATCTGGATTCAAGTCCGAAGGAAGCATGTTCGGATTACTTGGTTCCAGTGGCATTAGTAGTCTCCACCCATCTTCAGGTCTTGGTTGCTGACATCACGTTCCTCGTGACGACCTACTAGCTTACGGCGTTCCATTTCGGCCAAAGCTTTGTATTCTTGATAACGTTTGTCCTGACGGGCAAGCATCATCATTGAAGCAGTCTCAGCAATCAAAAGTTCTGGGGCTTGCTTATACCAGACATCCTTGTCGAACAGTGTACTAGACTTGCGGTAGAACAACAACTCTAATGTGTACTCTTTGTCCGGCACTGGGAACAGTCGGAAGTACTGGTTAGTTAGTGAGTAAGATTGAGGGCAACCTTCTGTAAGTCCTGCACCACCGATACCAGTGTAAGCCCAAGGGTCAGTCACTTGGTCATTAATCTGGTGTTGGCGTCGGTTGGTTTGTTGACTACGTTTAGGTAACTCAATCCACAGTCCAGACGTAGGATGCTGAACATACAGCGCACCTTCGTCATATTCCTTCAGGAAACCATCTGGAATAGGGACTCGGCTTTCCCCTTTCGTAGTGACATACGTGTTATCTTCTGACAACAGGAACCAAGGAAGGAAATCGTTAGCCTCAAGGCGGTTGATTGTCGCATCCAGTTCCTGTCCAATCAGGGTATTAAGTCCACGTACATTACCTAGACGAAAGGCAACCGAGGCGATAACTTCTTCTCTGGTTGCCATAGTTTAGCCTTATGCGTTAACCATTGTGAACTGTACAGTAACGATCAGTGTATCACCGTTAAGAACTGTACGTGCTGCCGGAAAGTCCACCGCACCAAAAAGTACGCCAGCGTAACCAGTCGCTACCGTTGCCACCATGATACCTGCAACAACAGAACCTGCACCATTAGGGTCGCCGTCGATTACAAAGTTTGCACGGTTATCGGCGTTATCAACTGCACCATTCGCTACCGTACCTAGTACGATTGCAGGGCGGTCGCCTGTGTAGTAAGTGTACTCATCCCATGCAAGAGAACTTGCACCAAGGTTTGCAAGCGTATCAGAAGCAACAATCGAACCCGCTGTCTTCAAACCCATATAGTGAGCAGCAGTGTAAGCCGCACCTTTAAAGTAGTTCTGAAGAACATCATTCAAACCTTCAGTAGTTACAAGGTTGAATACAGTTTCTTCCCAACGCAACGAACCATCAGGTTTGATACATTGAACTACGTATTTGTTTTTAAAGCCCATACCTGCATTCATAAATGCCTCCTAAGTCCAGCTACCAGATGTGGGTGCATCCGGTGTCCAATCGTTACTTTGACCAGCGTCTTGAGCGTTCCAATCACCAAAGGTAGGAGCCGTTCGTCCCCACTGGAAATTTTTCATAAACATGTCAGCCCCAAGGTTGAAGCTAACTTCTATGGAGTAAATCTGTTCTCGACCTGAGAAGCCGAAAACTTCCATCGAAACTTGCATATCAACTGCATCGTCGTACAGTGCGAAAGATGCTTCCGCCATACCAACTTGAAGTTGAATCGGGATAAACTCTAGCGCTACGCCTTGTCCATCTGCTGCAAACTCGAATCCACGAATTGTAAAGTTAACTGAATCGCTGTACTCTTTAACAGCAGTACCGCTTAATCCAGGATTAATGCTTAAAGCTACTTGGTCGTAAATAAACTTACCAGCTAGAATGCTTTCGGATAGTTCTAGTTGGAATGTCTCAACGGAGTCAAATACTGCTTGCAGTGTATGCCCTAAGTTTGCGCCCAATGAAAACGCAGCTTCAAACTCGAAATTGTATGTCGAGAGATAAGTTGCTGACGGAGCCATAGTAAACGTAATCTCTACTGGATGACTCTGTAAAGTAGTCTCCACTATTGCAGGGTTTACATTTAAGGCAACGCTATCGTTGAACGTTCCAAGGGCTGTACCAGTGAATGAAGGGTTTATAGTCATCACTACCGTTTCTTCGATAGCATCATAACCTTCGTTCCATGCTACAGTCTGACCTGTCCAGACCTCAACCGAACCTATCTCGTTCCAAGCTTTTCTAGGGTTAATCATTTACAACCCCTTAGTCTTCACCGATAATCTCGTCTACCTGATATTCTTCTTCGGTCTTAGGTGCTTCGATACCGATGCGGTCATACTCTACAGAGATAGAACCAGGTGCGCCCCAGTCACTATCTGACTGTCGGGTTGACTTAACTGTACCTTTGATGACGAGAGTAACTTCATCACCTACGTTACATTCAGCAGCAGTTGAGTTTGCACAGTCAATATGAACACTAGGTTTGCAGCCTTCTTCCGCGAATCCGCCTTCAGGCATAGGAACTTTTTTAAGTTTCATAACTAATCCTTATACAAAAAAAGGGAGGGACGTACCCTCCCCTGAGCTACAGGAAACTAAGCTTAGACAATGCCCGACGCAAACGCCATAGTTTCTTCGTGGTTAAACTCGAAGCCAAGTTCACCAATCCATTCACCTTTGCGGCTATCCGCATCGTTTTCCTGGATGTTGTCACGGAACTTCAGTTTACGCAACGCACGTTCTTTAATACCTTTCGGGTTAAGAACCATCATTGACTTAGTCAACTCTGGGTGCGTGTTGAACAGTGGGTGAGTACGGAAGTAGATTTCACCTTGAGGTAGTACCCACTTAGTGAAGTTCATGCCGTACACACTGGTCATCTGCTTATCGAAGTTGATACGAGTTGAAGCAGAGTCACGAGCCAGTTTGTTAATCTTAGTCAACGCTGTGTTACCAACGAAAGCGATACGCTGGTTGCCCGCGCCCATGCCGTCGTAGTTGAACACCTGTGCGAAGAAGTCGATCAGGTTATCTTCCGATAACGTTGTACCACCTGCACCGAAACGGGTTACGTTAGTCTGGATGAAGTTCAGAAGACCACCAGTTGTACGTAATGGCTTACCGTCAGGGCCAGTTGTTTCAGATGCTTTACCGTAGATAGATGCCATTTCCATGTCACGCATAACATCGAAAAGTTTACGCTTCTTATCCTGCTCAACTGCTTTACCAGTACGAGCTTTAGTAACTTCCGCAGTACCTGTGATGTCGTAAGTCTTACGGAAAATCTGAGTGTAGTTGCGAAGTTTTGTAGGGTTACGAGTAGTAGCCTTAGGTGAACGCACACCTTCTTCAAACGCTGTACCAATCTGACACAAGAACGCACCAGCTGGAATAATCGCCGCAGTTGTACCTGCGAAACCACGGTCAACAGTTAATGAAGTATCCGAGGTTGGGTTCGCTGAAACACGAACGATTTCGTTGGTAGCCCAAGATGAGCCGTCGGCAGTTTCAACGATAAGTAGGTCGCCTGCTACAAAGCTGTAAGCGCCTTCTGCCATAGTTAGGTCGGTAGTACCTGCTGCAATATCAGTGCCATGAATCGCATGACGGTTGTGTTGCAGCTTCTCTTCCCACCAGCTGAACTCTGGGTCATCTGTGGCTTCAGAACCCATTTTCGAAAGTAGAGCCTGAAGCGGTGCTTGACCGTTAGGCTCCAAGTAAAGAATTGTTTCACGGAAGTTCTTTGGACGTTCATCCACGCCCCAGTCACCCGTGCCACGTAAACCTGCAATCGCTGGCATAAGTCACTCCTTAATCGTATTGACTATCAATTAACATAGTGATGAAATCATCATCTGGATTCGCATTACCTTTAGGGTCAGGAATATCCGCAGCCCCTCTCGGTGAACTTGGTGTATGCGGTTTCACCGGCTGAGGCTTAGGCTCAGGAGCTGGAGCAGGCTGTGGAGCACCGCCCAACTGAATACCACGAGTAGTCGCAATAGTTACACCAATAGCACGAAGAATTTCTTCCTGAGGTTTGCCCTTCATTGACTTAGCCAACATCGGTCCATAGCTTTCAATAAGCTGGTTTAGCTCAGATTTTGGAATACCCTTAAGCTCAGGATTCAACGTGTCAAACGTTTCGCTAATCTGACGTTGTTGTTCCATACTTGCGGTATGTTGTTGCATCATCTGAGGGACGGCTTGCATCTGCGTCATAATCATCTGGTGAGCATCACGCATGGCTCGGTCGTAAATCTTCGTGGCTAACTTAGGAAGAATCTTCTCCGGTGCTTCAATAATCATATTAGCATCGTCTTCTGAGATTGCAAACTCTTTCTCTACTTCAGCAAGAAACTCTGCTTGGCGAGCTTCTAGTTCTTCCTGAGTTGGCGTTTGAGGTTCAGGCTCTGGCTCCGGCTCAGGCTCTGGCGTTGGTTGTGGCTCAGGCTCCGGTTCTGGAGTTGGCTCAGGATCGTCACCTGTCTGTTCTGGCTTTGGTTCCGGCTCCGGTTCAGGTTGTGGTTCTGGTTCAGGTTCTGGGGATGGTTCTGGCTCTGGCTCTGGTTCTGGTTCAGGGTCAGTATCACCTAGCAAATCATCAATAGCCTCATCATCTTCCTGCTCAAACAGAAAGTCTAAGTCGTCCATGTCAGATTCGCCGCCACCGCCGCCGCCTTCACCTGGTTCTGGTGCCATTAGTCCACGCTGTGCCATAAGCATTTGCAGTAACTTATTCATAATCATTGTCCTCTAACATTCGTAGCTCAGTTAAAACATCTTTACGCTGAGCCTCAAACTCAGCGATGTAGTGTTCAATTAAGCCGGAACCAAACTGGAATCCGGCAAGTTGTGATTGGGATTGGGCTAATCCGATTAGCCCGTCAAGTCCCTCTGGTTGTCCTTCGATGATTTGGCGCTGAAGGATTCGGCGATGCTTATCCGCCAGTTTGTTCAGGAGTTGGAACCCCTTGTGTCGGCTGAGTCGGCGTAAACTGTCCAAGTTGTTCTGGAGCTCCGCCAGTTGCGCTTCCAGGTAGGAAACCTTCTCCGCCTTGCTGTTGTTGCCCGTTGTTTCCACTGATTTGCCCTGCCTTAATCATTGCTACAAGTTCTTCGTCAGAGACGATTTGCATCTTGAAGCGGTCAATGTTTTTCAAACCTGCCAGTCGAGCCATGTGGCTAAACATGTCAGAACGACGGAATTGCATTTGCAACTCAGGATCCTGTGCAGTCGCGATTACAATCTGCTGCCAGAATTGAGCCAAGCTCATCTTATCAATCGGTAACGTACCGTCAACTGGAGCAAGGTCATACATGCCTGCCATTTCTTCCGGTCGCCATGTAACGTGCTCAGCAGACTTGATTGCGTCACCTGCAATACGTACCTTCATTTCGTCAGTGTACATTTGCTGTGTACTTGAAATCAAACAACGTCCGAGACTACGAACACCAGTGATTGCAAAGTAGTATGCCATTGTACCTAGACGATTCGCCGATTGTGCTGTAGTACCACGGAACTCTGTAGCACTACGACGGGATGACGGTTGGCTCACACCTGAGATGTCATCGTTAATACCTAAGCTACGTTGCAGTTCTTGCTGCACGTAACCAGCGTCTTGGTAGTTTTGATTCGTAACATCCGTAACGGGTAGCTGTTGAATCGCTGTACGAACATCAGAACCAAACGCAGTTGGCTTGAGTCGAATCAACTTACCAGGATCCTTTCTGGTTACATCTTTCATTACTACACGTTCAGGGTCAACTACGAACTGGTTGTCCATGACCTGACGCTTATTGTACATGTGTGAGTTAAACAACCAGCTCAACACATCATTCATAGGTTTACCGATTTCCAACATACCACGGCTTTCTTGTTTGTAACCATCTGGCTCACATTCAAGTACGTGGTAAGGGAACATGTTGTGCAAGTACCCTAAGGGCTGACAACCAATGATAACCTTTTTATCTACAACAGTGAACACCCACTTCTCAGGATACTCACCTTCACCTAAACCCCAATCCTTAGGAATAATCTCAATGACCATTTCCACTGCATCAAGGTCGCCTACCTTCTTGCCTTGCGGGTCGGTGGTAGAACTGATACCCAAGTCGCTTAGGTCGTCAATTGATTCGTGTCGGTTGTCCCAACGGTCGCCACCTTTACTAGAGGTGTTAATCAATTCACGAGCTTTTTCAGAGTTAAAGAATACACCAGCTGATTCTTTCTTAATCAGTTCGTTCCAAGCAATCTTCAACTTACGACCTACAAATTCACCTTCCTGCAACTTACAGTAAGGAACTCGCGGGTCGGGTAGGAAGTCGTAAGGTAGTACGTTGAATCCCTTGTTACCTTTGTAACCTTCGTGAATCTTGTACTTGAGGACGTTGCGCATCTTCCCTGTGGCAACGCCGTCAACTTCTTCTTCTTCCTGTGCAACAAAACTTTGAGGAACAAACTCTTCATCCCAGTAATTACCAAGGATGCCAATACCGTAACGAAGAACATCAAGTAACCAAACCAGCATCGGTACATCCAAACTACCTTGCTGAACTTGATACTCCAGCATGGAGTCCATTACCAACTCTTTATCTGCACCGCCGCCGTTAATACCTATTGACTGGAAAACTGGGTCTTTGTTCAGGAACACATTTACCATGTAAGCATGTGCCGTTAACAACATTGCGTAACTGTAAGGCATTACCGCAGAACGGTAGTCGTACTCGCCTTCTTGGTCATCCTTACGTTTCGCACGTTGGTCGTTCTTAGTTTTCTTTTTGTAAAGCATGTAATATTTTTCTGCTTCACGCCAGCGGTCAAAGTGAGTACTGATGTGCGTCTCTGCTAAAGTAACGCGCTCCAGTACCGCCTTCAATAACGTAGCGTGCAGACTCGTTGGGTTCGCATCATACTTAATGACTAAACCCAAGTTGGTATTCTGCGCCATGTTAATTCCTCTTGTTAACAATAATGCAATTATAACAAAGCATCCCTAGGTGTCAAGGGGCACCGCCGAAATCTAGTTCGTCGTAACCACTCTCATCAACTACAGAATACTCACCTTCAAACACACGACCAGCCTGCAACATCGCAGGGTTAACACACATCGTTGCTAAGCTGAACGCATCCAGAATATCGTCGTGTTTCACCTGAGGGTAGTCCACAAACTGGCTGTAGAAATCCGTCATGTGTGATTTAATATAAACCATACCTTGAGACGCTAAACCTTGCAAGGTATCTTTAATCCTCACAAACTTGTTCCGCTTATCTTCAATAGGGATAATCATGAAGAAGATTCCTCGGATGTGCATCTCCTTCTCCAGCTCTGTCTTGAGAGTTCGCTGGAATAAGTGAGTTTCCACACCTACATAAGTCGGACGATACTTAATGTAGTATTCGAAAATCTTACTAACTAACTCACTTGTCTGTGGACTCTTAGTGGTATAATAGTCTTCACAGAAGAAACGGTGGTTGTGGAAGCCAGAGATCATTACTACCGCATCATCGAGCTTACTAGGGTTCTGCTCAATCTTCTCATTCTTTGGTGGTGGAGTCGGGTCAACAGTCAAGATACGGATAGCACCTGGTGGCAGCAAGTCATAGTAGTTAATCCACGTATCTCTGAACAGTTTAAGTTCCGCTGAGGTAGGGTTAACTTCCATCTCACGGTTCCAAACTGACATCTTGTTCATACGTTGGTAATCAGCTTTCTCTGCTTTCAGACTTTCCGTACTGAACTGTTCTTCCCAAGTTGAGTTACCGTGCGCATCAAAACAACTATAAACGTGAGACGTCCAACTAGCCAGCTTACGAATATCCATTGACAAGTCTTCTGGATGAATCGGAGTCTGTAGCATGATACACTTGGCTAGAGGGTTTTCTTCCTTACGGGTAAGTGACTTCATCACCGCACCCCAGAATCTATCCTTAACCTTTTCACGCTGTTCTTCAGTTGCACTGTTCTCGTCATCCAAGATGTCATCACAGATGATAAAGTCTGGACGGCAGTCATCCAAGTTCATACCACGAATCTGACCGAGGATACCATAGGCAATGAAGTTTACCTCTTTATCCAGTAACTCATTGTAAACTGTAATCCATTCGTCAGTCCATTTCTTTGGTCTTCCTGTGGACTTATCCATCGCTTTTTTAATCTTGAACGTATCAGTCCAAGTCTTATTATTTTCGATTTGGTTCTTTAGCCAGAGGATTGTTTTGATAGCGTGGTCTTGACCTTTACCGATAATCAGCGTCATGTTGGTCTCACCAAAGCTTAGCTTCTTAGCACAACCTACACGAGTCAACGTAGTCTTGGAACCACCACGGAACACGGCTGCCTGTCCATTCTCAGGGCCGTCGATTAGTTCAGCAATCTCATGGTGAAACTCTGGGCTCTCGTTCTTGAAAGTCTTAGGGAAGAAAGTCTTACCAAAGAAAATCAAGTCGTCAGCACAAGTATCAATCACGAACTGTGTATTGTTTAAGTCCATATTAGTACATTATCTCCACCAGTCCAATCCCCGTTTAGGTCGTGTACCAGTTTAACTTCTTTAGGGTAGCGTGTAGTGTTTGAAAAGTTCTTACAGATTTCTACTCCCCGTACTGTAAACCCTGGGAATAGTTTCTTGAGAACTGGCATGTACACGTGATTCAACTGAAACCAAGCCGTTGCTGTATGGCTCAGCTTACATTCAATCACCGTAACAATACCTTTTCTAACATCAATCAAGATGTGGTCTGGTGAACACAACTTAACTCCGCTATATATCTTGTACTTAATCCACGTATCACTGACAATTGGAAACCCTCTGTCGAGTAGCTCTTTCCCGACAGTGGTTTCGAAAGTGATGCCAGCACGCTTGTCGCCCCTAAGGTGGGCAGTGCCTGAATACGGTGGTGGCACATCGAACCAAGCATGCTGGACTTTACGTTTAACCTTGTACTTCTTTTTGCTCGCCATCTTCTACGACCGTATACTCTGCGTCTAAGATTTTGCGACGTCGAGCTTCACGTGCAGCGTTGACCATATCCGGCGTAACTTCCAGACCACTAGATGAGTTTTCTGGGTTCACGTTTACCTGTACGGCAGCGGCTTTACCAATCATACCTGTAGCTTCAAGACCAAGCTTAGCCGCATTGATAGCATCGCTATCCTTAGACTTGTTGCTCTTGATAATCTGCTCCAGACGGTCAAGACCTGCTTCACCTACGGCGTGTGCTCTATCCTGCAAAGTACGACGGCGAACACGAGCCAACTCATCCATGAATAGCTGACTGTTTTGAATTCGGCTTACATAAGGACGACTAATCCCTAGTTTGAATGCGATGTCTTTCTGTGTTGCACCTGGGTTAAGTACCATCAGGTCAAGTACCGCCCAAGCAGTTTTAGTCATTGAAGCAATCTGCTTCATCGTTGTCTGGGTTTCAGATTCACCCATGTATAGTTCTGGTCTGTTTTCCATTTCGTCAGTCATAACAAACTCCTAATGATATAATCCACACCTTTTGTGATTATATAAAGATTGGCTAATTTTTAACCGGCTCTAAAAAGCCCTCACAACCTCTCTGGGAGCCACAACCAAGAATCAATACGGTTGTGAGGGAAATACTTTAAAAGCTCTTATCGAACCGTTGACGGCTCAAATGAGGCACCTTCAAAACTTACTTGGAATCTTTCTCCTGCGGCATTAACGGGGGATTGGTATGCCAGGGGAAACCCCCGTTGGCTAAGGAACTTAGTTGCTTCCTCAACCCGCGCCACCCTCTCTGATACTTCGGAGATGTTACCATTCAGTGTTTGTGACATGATGTTCACATTATTCTTTAGAATAGTTACTTCAGATTTAATGTCATCTACAGACTCCTTAATTTGCTGTTGGTCTTGTGCGTCCGAACCTAAGCGATACACTAATGTTCCCGTAGGAATAATACTTGTGAGTAATGCTGTTAGTAGGATGCCTCTTGTGTTTTCGCTAATCGCCATAGTTACCTCCCTATGTCTTAACGAAACTAATCACTTTAGGCGCACTATCTGCTAAGGGAGTTACAAACGTACCGTTATTCAGTGCGTTGACGGGTCGCAAATATAAACTGTTTGTCCCTTCCGATGCGGCAACCTTTGTATTGATTCCCGTATCTGCGTAAGGAGTCGTTAAACTTGTTAGCGTCCAAGTAGGAACAGCGTTAGTTCGTCGATACCATTTCTCTTTAACCGCAGCCCAATACGCTCCGTTTGCATAGTCCCCTGCATAGTAAGCCACATTGTTATCAGGATCGGATGGAATACCCAGGTCCTGTACTACAACACTTGTTGGTGTAGTAAAGTCTAACTTATAGAAGCCAGCATTCAAGCGAAGACTTGCAGTAGCATAAGGATAATTTGGACTGGACGTAACCTTGTTAAAGTAATCCGGCACCGTGACTGTATCCACTAGGAACATACCACCAGCACCACCGTTAATCGTAGCATCCCACATGTAAACTTCTCTCAGGATGCCTTCGATTGCAAAGAGTCCTTCAGAGGTATAGAAGAATACTGAGTTACTGCCCCGTGCCGACAAGGTTGTTTTATCCGCCTGATAGAACAGTACGTTCGTGTTTACGTCAACAACTGTCCCTGTATTTTCGTCATACTTCTTCCAGATATAAGGAGTAGACTGGTTTGAATCTACCTTATACATGAAGTTCAGTTCATCATTACTGTCAAAGAAGTAGTTACGATAAACGTCCGTTCCTGTGTGTGTGTAAATCAGTGACATCGTTCCGTCAGTTACTTCAAAGTAAAGGCGGTCAAACAGAGCACTGTCATTAAATCGACGACCCCGCTGAGGTGAGGCAAGGAATACTAAGTCGGATTCGTTTGTCTCACCTGCTAGGTTATCTGCTACCCAAGACCCAGGGGGTAGTGGTAGAAAACCTTCATTATCGTCTGGGACATTGAAAGTTGTGGAACCGTCGCCAGCTCCATAACCTTCACCAATTTCTGCAAACAAGTCTGCATACGTAGTTCGGCTTACTTCCTGTCCTGAAGCTGGCAAGAAACCCTCACCCTCCAAGTCCATAAAGTAACGAGAACTACGCAGAATGTCTCCTGTTTTAAGTGGGATAAGACCAAAGTTATTCTGCTCAGCAGTCTTTAGTCTCTCCTTTAAGTCTCGCAACTCCGCACGATTGGGGTCAATACTGTTATCATCGCGCGGGGTTGCAGTGTCTAAATCTTGGAACGCCATATTAACTCGCCTTAATCCAGCTTAAAACCTTAGGTGTTGCACCACCTACCGCAATAGAAGCTAGTTCCGTACCATTGAAAACCTTAGCATACAAGACGCCGTTGGTAGGGTCTACGTAGATAACAAACGCGTTACTACCAGAACCAGATAGTGTAGGTTGTACAGGCATAACAGAGAAAGCTAAATCTCCGTCTGCACGTTCGTAAATTAGGTTCCCTGTACCGCCTGCTGAATAATAGACCTTTTCTTCCAAGGGACTATAAGCAACCTTTGACAACGAACTAATATCGCCAGGTGCTGCACCCAAATCAGTTACCGTAACTGCGCCCGTGATGTCATCAACTTTCAGCTTATAAATGTTGCCGTTAGTTGCGATTGCACAAGTATCTGCATCTGGGAAGCAGGAAATGTTACGGAAACTTGTTGCTTGGTTGATACCAATACTAGCTTCAAACTCTTCGAATCTGTCATTGTTCGGGTTGTACTTATACAGCTTATTCAAACTAATAGCATACATACCTGAACTCAAAGCAAAGAATCGAGGGGAGTTTGCAGAGTCCTTCGTACCACCTATATTGTAGAACTCAATAGTAGTTGACTGAGTTTCCCATGTAGTCCCATTCAAAGTTTTGTGTCGTGTAACCGACGATGAGCTGGTGGACGTACGGTACATAACGTGCAGTACATTATCATCCGTATAAAACAAACCTTGGTAGTAAGTCGTAGTCGTGTCATACGTCGTACTTACTGGCAAGGTTGTATTATACAACAAATACTCAACTGCACGGTTGATGTCATATGAACCAGCTACTGTACCATCGTAAGGACTAAGCGCAACGTTGTCTCGCATCGTAAACGCTGCGTCAAGTGTACTCACTGTCCAGTCTTCTGCGGAAACGGGCATCATACCACTATTCACGTCAGGCACATTAAAGGTTGTAGACCCATCACCTGCACCCCAAGTAACGTCGTACTCAGCAAACAAAGCTGCATAGGTAGTTCGGTCTAACTCTTGGCCTGATGCTGGTACATAGTTAGCAGCCATCATGGTATCTGCACTACGACCAGACTGGATGATGTCACCAATAGCTACACCACCACCGCCCCCAACGTTCAGGTTTTTGAGAGCCTGCTTAATCATGCGAATATGCTGCGCACCGTCCTCCACTGAGTCGTCTTCCAATGGCCAAGCAGGGTTTAAGTCATCTCTCGAAATCCCTGGGTCTTCTACTTCTAATCCCATTAGCGACATCCCCAATGTTCAAAGCTGAAGTGGTTTGGGTCATTTGGAACAGCTTCTGCTCCGCCCAAAGTCATCCAGTATTCATGGGCTTCAATCCAGATACCTTCGTTACCTTTATTCAGCCATTCGCCTTCATAGAAGATATTCAGGTCAGCTGCAAGTTTCAACTTATGTACTGACTTAGCAGCCCCGTAGGAACCTGCCTTCTTGACACCAAACTCACCAAAAACTGAACGAGCACGATGCACATCACCTACACGTACACGATACCCGCGCTCATCTAACCAAAGAATAAGTTTTGCCAGAGCGACAGCAAACTTCTCTTGTTTTTCACCTAACGTCATTTCTTCTCTCCCCTTAGTCCTTGAATAACAGCGACACCAAAGTAGAACATAATGATGTAATTCACAGGTTCTTTTAGTTGCTCTTCCAGATACTTACGAAGACTCAACTCAACCAACTTGGCTGGTTCGTATCCGGTATGTAATCCATATAGAAGATGCCCTAGCCAAAGCAAGGTTACGAAAACCCACAGCATCACAAAGGTGAAAGCTATGAATCGACGCATCGGACTTTGATGCTTGGTCAACGCAATGTAGTCTAAGAAGAACTTTCGTTTATCTGCAGGACTATCATCTGTACCTGTAACCTTCTCTACAACTTTCATTGCAGTGTTGACTACGGGCTCCAAACCTATGAAGTTTTTGATGGTAGACCAAAATCCAGCCATAAATCCTCCATTACAAATTGTACACAATAAGCATAACCTTTAACTGGTCAGAACGCAAAGGGAACATTCTGCCAGCCCAAAATAAATTAACGATGCTAGTGCATCGAATTTATTTGCAGGTTCAATGACAGGAATTGTCGGGCAAAAGTTCTGGGTTCGCAGTCCGGCGGAGCCGTCCTTCTTCCCAACTTTAAATGCCCGCCAAATCCCTGTCAATATCCCTGCCATGGTCGGCGCGCTATCTTCTTCTTCCTACGCCCCAGGAGTGCCCGAGCGAAGCGAGGCCTTCATCCTTTGCAACTTTTCTCTTTATGTCAGTTATGATGGTCATCATATGGGTAGGGACTACGTCCATCGTCAGTTGTTAACACTTACTTTGAAATCTGTAGAGACGCGGAAATGAGGCCAGAAAACCATGTGTGCCCCAGCCCCTTGGGGGGAAACCCACCCCCTAGAAACTCTAGCCATCCATACGTCTAGCCGTCTGCCTACTCGTAGGCACAAAAAAAAGGGAAGCTATAAAGCCTCCCTTAGTCTTGCCGTCAAATTATTTAGAACAAAGGGCGTCGCCCTTAAAACAAACTATCAATGTCGAAGTCTTGCGCCGCCTTGGTCGCCTCCGAGCGTAGCTCGTTAATGCGTGATTGCAAGCTAGCTCGAATCGCCTTGCGTTGCTCGTTATCCATCTTGGTTTGAAGGATAATGATAGCTTGTTCCTCGGTAAGCTCTTGCCCCTTCGAACTCTTAACGAGTTCGACAAAAGCTTTCGCAAAGAATATATCTACGTTAGCTTTCTTGGTTGCTCCACCGCTCGCACGTTCCTTAGTCATACGCCCGCCTTTGAGCATATCAACTAGCTCATTGAATGCCCCTACCTTCTCGGCAACCGCTTCCTTAGCGCTCATGCCCGACTCATTAAAAAGCTTGTCCGTTAGGCTTGCCGTTCTATCTTGCATAAATTGGCTCAAGCCATAAGCTAGCAAAGACTTCGGGTTCTCGCTATCTGCATCCATCACCTGACTAAACTCGTCGGTTAGCTCAATAACAAGTGTATCAAGTGGCTCCATCTCCGCTAGTTTGTAACCCTTCTCTAGTCCGGTCACGTCGAATAGTTTGATAGTTACTTGCTCATTGCTTAGTTCAAAAGTAGTACGAGTTTTCATAATATGTTATCCTTATGTATGGAAAGTTGTAGCCTTATGGCTCTTATTGTATGGCTAAGAAGCGTCTCACTCCCTAACCACAACTTGATAATAGCTAACCTCGATGCGCTTAGCAAGCATTTATTTTAAAAATCTTTATCCGTGAACATGAACATAGCCAAGTGGTTCATAAAAGAGCTATCTTCATCAAGTAACATTTCCCATAGGTGGCGCATGTTATCTAAATAGTGTTGTCCCTTGTCACTCCCTAGCATACGTCCTGCTTGTCTAGTTGGTATCCAACAAACGCGCCCGTCATCGTGACGCCCCAAGTCACCTAAAAAGCATTGGCGGATTGTACCATCTTGTAGTTGAATATAAGCTTTCAAGCTTTCTTGATGCGCATTAATAGTAAACACTACCCCGTAAAGATTAAATTCAACCTTTCTTCTATTCTCCCCAAAACCATAGATAGTCATATCACTACCTCGGTAATTCTTTTCTTGCTTCCATTCCGCTCGAAAGCTTTGCATCGTTACTTTAGGTTGCTTGCCTTGCTCAAGCTCATTGTTGAGCGTAAATACATCACTATCAATCATAGCTTGCAATTGGCTAGTGTGCTCGTCTTTGTACTCGTTGTAGGTTTTGATAAGTGTTTCACGTTGTACGTATTTCATAGGGTTTTCCTCTTGTTTGTTCCCTTGGTTGATGTGCTCATTATTAACTAGCCTCCCTACCTAGTCAACAACTTTTTTAAACTTTTTTTCACCTGGGTTAAATGCCTTCTTTATATCATCCCACCGCCGCCAGATTATATCATCCATGATGCTCGCAGTTTATGCTTGAACTCCAGACATAAAAAAACCCCCAAGCCAATTACTAGCGAGGGGGTATACATCAAGAAGGATATATCAGGGCAGTGAAAGATGCCGCTGAATGTCAGTATTCAAAAACCCGATATGAGCAAGCAGCTCGCAGTGTACACTTTCTCAACAAAATATACACTGCGAGTGGCTTGCCCAGAGCCACAAACAAATTAGGGAATGCTCTGGGCAAGTTTCTGCTTACGAGAACAGGTCTTCTAGGTTGAAGTCTTCAACTGCCGAAGCTGCTGCTGCTTTAGCCTTTTCAATGTGCTCTTTGATTTCGGCTGTTTGACGTACAGCTTTACGAGTATCGGAATCCATATCCTGGAGAACAAGAACTGCTTGCTCCACAGTGATCTCTTTACCCTTGGTAGCTGCAAGTGCAACAAACGCCTGAGCGAAGAACGTATCAATTGAAGGTTTCTTAGCACCGCCACCTGTAGATACACGAGCTTCTTTCCATAGGCCTGACTTCAAGGTTTCGAACGTCTTAGCCATTTGAGCAAGCTTCTCATCAGTCTGGCAAGGTGCCGCACGGTCTTGAAGAATCTGGCTTAGACCGTAAACCGCTAGGCTCATCACGCCTTCACCGTTCTGGAATTGTTCCGGCAAGTCTGCCAGGCCGAAAACTACTTCTTCGACTACGTGAGCCGACGCTTCACCTTCAGTGTAGCCTAGACGTTGAACGATTACTGCTGTACAGTCTGCATTAGGAACAAAGTTGAAATTTTTACGTGCCATGATAGCTATCCTTGGGCTATGCCCGTTATAAGTTTGAAATTAAATGAAAGTTAAGTTAGCGGTGAGGGCTACTTCTGCTGAGAACGGCTACTCAAAGAATCCTCTAAGAGATTTACGCCAGAAGCAAATGCTTGTCCCTTACCGCTTACATACATAATACGAAATCCATTCCCAGTGGTCAACAACTTTTTTAAGATTTTTTCGTGGCAAACTTTGTGCCAGAATGTACGGCATACTATGTGGAGTTTTTCACATCCCAATTTAAAATAATGGTTGACAGCGCAAAGTTTACATGTTATTCGCGCGTTCCTCTATATATACCCGTCCCCGTCCCCGTCTACAGCCACCGAAATTGGCTAAACTATCAGCCATCCGTTAATTGGCTGTTTACAAGTTGTATCACTAGCATACAATTATATAAAGTAAGACGAAGACTCACACCATACGCCACATATGCCCTCTCAGGGTTATATAATATATATATATTAACCTGTACACGGGTATGCACCACAACGTGTGAGTCTTCGTCTCATTTGATATAATGTTATGTCAGACAAAAACAAAGCTTGTAAGCTGAAAAGTTCTGTTTTATTGTGATTCCATTGATTACAAAGGAGAAGTTAGCTATGGCAGTACCTGCAGCTACCCGTCGAAGAATAAATAACCTGAGAAAGAAAGCAAACGAAATTAAAATGGTATTGGGGAACCTTAAACAAGGCCTGGATACTGTAGAGGTTACTGTGGACTTGAATACACCCCACGCAACATGTCAGGGCTTTCGCCGTTATTTAGGTAATGTACGAGAGCTAGCAATTGAAGGTGTGTTGGAGCCTTCAGACCTAAGTTTGTATGAAGACCTGATTTGTTACAACTTCAAGCCAATTCCTAATACTATGAACATCCTTCTTACTAGGAAGTTCCCGGTTAACCCAGAGAATGACGCATCGCATGACGCTGTACTTAATATGCGACCTGGTGTTAGTGCAACGGCAAGAAGTAATCTGCAGGAACATATGGAAGAACTCTACACTATGTGTGGTGAAGTTAAACCTGTAGTTTCTATGGTGGAAGATGATGACTTGGCTGCTATTATGGCGGAAATGAATACCCCGACGCAAAGCGAACTGGAAGAAGAGTTTAATAGTAAGTCAGGATATGACGATTTGTTTTGATATAATCTGAGTAAGGAGGTATTATATAATGTTCGGTCAACAACCTAAGATGCACAAGGTAGTATGTGTCAGAGTAGATTACGATGACATTGACTTAGTAAGTGAGTATGTTATACTTAATATTAGACATGGAGCTAAGGATAGACTTCAGGATAAGAACCTGATTCGTGAGAAGGTTGAAGAAGTCTGTCGCTGCGAAGGTCTGGAGTACAGGGTGACTCCTATCAATCTGGATTCATTAGTTACTAATGACAACCTGACTTATTTCATTAATCTATAGGAGGACGTTACGAGCTTGCTCGTTGCTCGTTGCCTCCAAGGAGGCTGAATGGCAAACTACAATATTAAGGTTGCTTTTGATTTGGGACTCAATGCAGCGACAAGCGTTCGTGGTGTTGAACCTAACCTTGGTCAAGGTAATCAAAAGAGGGAAGGCATCGCCACGAAGGACAGTTTCTTTGCTTTCGCTGGTGATACGTTGGACTTAACCAATGCCTATGAGAAGTTCCAAACTTATCGCAAGTTGGTACGATTGTTTGACTTTACTCAGAGTGGTGACTATGTATTCCTGGTTTTTACTTTGGTAAACTTCAATGGTACGGGAAATGATAAGAACTGGTTTCTTGCATTCCATAAGAGCTGGTTGTTAGATAATGGTGAGTTTAGTCGTAACTTGCTTTTTGAGTTGGAGGTTATGTTCACGGAAGATCCCTACAACTTTACGTTTGACGACGTAATCTGGTACACATTTGACAGTGAGGTAGATATTACTACATTGTCAGCAGAATGGTTGGACTTTCCTGTTATTGAGGAACCACGCCGACCAACTATTTTTAATTCATTCTAGAGGATAGAGAAATGACTGAAAAGAAAGACGTAAAAGAGCTGATTGCAAAGAAGAATGCCGAGAAGGTTGCCGAATCGCAGGGTGCGAAAGTTGAAACGGCGAAAGCCGAGAAGGTTGATACAGCACAGGCAGCTGCGATTGCTGGCATGAAACCAGGTGATATTATTCCTCACACTGAGCAGCTTGCTGCGAAGTCAATGCCGCCAATGGACTTGTTGATTCAGGTTGGTGCTACGCCAAGTAACTTTGTAGCTAAGGTAAATGAGCTGAAGGCGCTGGCTCATGTTCGTAACTTGTTTGGTAGCGCACATCATACAGTGATGTATTACCAAGTTGAGCTGCAAAGCTACATGAAGCGTTACTACTGGGTAGCTGTCCATAACAGTCACCTGAAACTTGAAGGTACTAAAGAAGCTATCGCTGAGCAGCTTGCTGCTAAGAGTCCAGGTACTGTGGTACATGTCATGAAGACTGATGAGCACGCTGCCAAGGACGCTGAATACATGGACTTAGGTTCGATGGAACTTCCGGCGACTATGCTGGCTAAGTCGTAACTGAAGAAAAGAAAAAAGGTGCAATCTAGGAGTGCTATCGTGGCTGATAAAAAGGAAACGATAGCAATCTAGGAGTGCCTCGCTTCGCTCGGGGACACTCTGGGCACTTTCAAGTTAGACGACAATAGAGAGGGTGTTTACAGGGATAAAAATGGCGGGGCATTGTTGACGGGTGGACGGCTTGCCGGACAACAGTCTTTACAATCCCGTCATTTTGACCTGTCAACACTCTCTCAAATAAAGTTCGTGACCTTAGGAACGAAGCTTTATTTTTGGAGGTAGAATGTTTGACATACCTAAAGAGGCGCTATTCAAGCCAGTAAATGCAGTTGAGGCTGAAGATGGTTCCGGTAAAATCCTGATGTATATGAAGAACGGCAGAGATGAAATGCTTATGGTCGATGTCCAGGAGATTCTGGATACAGTAAGAAAGACAGCTCCTGAGCTTTATATGCGCGGTGTAACTAAATCAATGATTATCAAGTATACGTAGGTGATTCCATGAAATATGTTTTTGATTATGTAGGGGACTTTCAAGAAGCTACCCCACGTGAAATGATGCTTCAGAATATTCAAGAGATGGTTTACATCAAATACAAAGAAGGCTTGACATTTCGTCAGTTAGCTACGAAGTTGGAAGAGTGGGCTGCTCGACGCGGCGGTGAAGAAATCAGTGAAGCTGTTAAAGACTGGTTAGACTACAACCGTCAACAAAATGCTCACCTGATGGATGCAGAAGAAAGTCTACAGCTTACTGAAGGTGAGGGTTGTCTTCAGTTCGACCTACGACCTGTAAGGGAGTAAAGTATGCGACATCATAGACGTAATTTTAAATTCGCTGGGAGTTTGGAAGAAGTAGTTGCCATCTCTCGACGCATGACAGGCAAGACTCTGAAGGTAGAGGCTCGCAAAGAACAGCACAAGAAACACATGAAAGATTATAGGGAGAAAAACAAATGCTAACTTTTGTAACTTTTGGCCAGGTACACGCACATAGTATCAATGGCAAGACTTTGGATAAGGACTGTGTTGCAGTCTTTGGTCGTATGTCGGAAGCTGATGTAAGAGCCTTGCTTCACGATAGCTATAACAATGAATACGCTCAGACGTTTAACCACACCAACTGGGATGTTAACTTACTGAAGTATTTCCCACGTGGTTATGTGTACGTAGACTTTGAGCCAGAAGACGGTTTGCTAGGTTAAAATAAATATTTCCAGTGGTAGATTTCCTATTGACAACATTATATAATTATATTATATTATATAAAGTTTAATAAAGTTGTATACATAGCAACGATAAGATAGGAAACACCGATATGACTAATGCAAAAACTTCTTCTATTCTAGACGATTTGTTCGGTACTGGTTCAGACAATAAAGAATCAGTACTGGACAACCTTCTCAAAAAAGCTGAACCAAAACAGCGCAAAAACAAAAAACCTTCCCTTGCAGATGAAGCAATTGTAGTTCACCGCTTTGATGCACCTTCCATGCAGACTGCTGCTATCGTAATGCTGCGAGTTGTCGATACTTGTGAGTGCTGCGGTAAAAAGACAGAACACGCAAACAAACACTTATTCGCTAAGAAAGTAGATAAGTGGGGCAACATGCACGAAACTCAGTACATTACAAAGACTGACGTTGAAAATCCTAAAATCCCTCGTATCGTTGAAACTGAACAAAACACAATCAGCATGTGTGAATCTTGTTTCCTTGCAGGCGCAAAGATTAAACCTGTTATGACAGATGACGCAAAAGATTCAATCAAGCCTAACGGTGACACGGTTGGACAACAGTTTAAAAACAACGACGACTTAGAAAGTCAGATTGATGCAATTTGGGCTAAGATTCAGGGAGAGTAATTATGCCACGTAAACCTAAGAAGTTAAGAGCACCTTACACAGTTACATGGGATAAGGAAGCAGGACGCAGATTTGTTTGGATTAAAGGTGTGTGTCAGGGTACTATCAAGAAGTCAGGTAAAGATTGGTACGCAGGTGGTAAGTACCACCCTAGTCTAAGGGATGCGATTATCTGGCTGGCATACGACATTTAGTGATTTCTTAAAGCCTCCTGGTTAGGGGGCTTTGTGATTACCACTAGGAGGACTTATGTCTCTTAAAACTAAAGTTGAGCGGTTGGAACGTGAACTGCGGAATAAGAAAGAAACGTTAGACCAGGTGGAGGCCTGTTTAAAGATGAGCCGTGAAGGTGAAGATACGGTCTTCACTGTGAAAGTTGCGGTTATCTTTGGGGACTTGCAGGTGACTCGCCGTACTTATGAGTCAGTTATGTTAGAAGCAGGTGCGAAGATTGACCAGGAAATTATAGCACTGCAAAAGAAACTAGATATGGTTGAAGCAGTCTTGGAGGAAAAATGAAATTTAGTTTAGAGCAGGTTGATATTATTGAAGCTGCGAAAACGTTGATTGCAGATTCAGTGTATAATGCGTTGCGTGTGAACTCAGTAGCCGGTAGTGGTAAGACTACTATCCTGTTGCGTTGTGCAATCGTACAGCCAGTTGACAAGGTTGTTATGCTGGCGTTTAATAAGCGGATTGCAGAAGAAATTCAAGCGAAGATCGCTAAGGCGAAGCGACAGTATTCTTTAGAGTATTTCGTGGATATGGTTGATTTGCCTGAGATTCAAGCAGCAACATTCCATAGTTTCTTTTTGAACTATTTGCGTATGCGTCTTGGTCGTCAGGTTAAAGTTGATAAGCGTAAGAACCACGACATTTTTGCTAAGCTGTTTCCCGAAGACCCAGCGATGGTTTATCCGGTAGTACAGTTAGTTAGTGCGTTGAAGAACTGTGGTTACATTATGCTGACAGCAATGGAGCTGACAGACGTAGCGGATTTAGCGGAAGAGAAAAACTTAGAGTTGCCAAAGGGTTACACGTACCAGACTATGGCAAAAATGGCTCACAAAGTTTTTATGACTTCAGTTAAAGACCATACGAAAGTAGACTTTGACGACATGCTTTTCTTGCCTGTGCTGTTCCATCGTAAGCATGGCTGGAAGTGTGACCGTATGCCTGTTTGTATTGTGGACGAAGGCCAGGATATGAATAGCTTGCAGCGTTACTTGGTATGGATGATTGCAGATAACGCCATCATTGCAGGCGATAAGAACCAGGCAATCTATGGTTTCCGTGGTGCTGACTATAATTCGATGGAAATGTTTAACGACCACTTCACCTGTAAAGACTTGGGTATGACTTACAGTTGGCGTTGTCCTCAGAAGATTGCTCCAATGGTTCAGCCTATTGTACCTCAGTTTAAGGTTCCTGAAACTGCGATGGAAGGTACGATAGTTGAAGGTACTTATGGGGATTACTTAGCGCATGAGTACAAGGATAGAGAAAACCTCTGGGTTTGTCGTATGAACTATCCGCTGTTTAAGATTGCGTTGACGTACCTGAAGCATGGCATCCCGTTCGATATGCACCCTAAGTTTCCGACTCAGTTGCTGAATTTGGTCAAGAACTTCAAGTGTGACTTGATTCCAGAGTTCATTGCTAAGCTGGACGATTGGTTCGAGAAGGAACAGAAGCGTTTGGCAGAGAAGCCTAACCTGCTGAACCAGGCGGAAGATAAGTTTAAAGCTTTGAAGATTCTTGCGAAAGATAGTACGAATGTTCAGAACCTTTTGAGCACGCTGAATCAGTTAATGTTTAGTGACGAAGGCGGTGTGCGTCTGCTTACAGTGCATGGTGCTAAAGGTCTGGAAGCGAAGCGTGTTATTATCTTAGGTATTAACTTGATGCCTAGTGAACGTGCGGAATCGCCTGAACAAATCCAGCAAGAACAAAACTTAATTTATGTAGCCAAGACACGTGCATTGGAAGAGCTAGTGTTATTGCATTTGGAGAAGTAAGATGGCTAAAGAAGAAACTATGGTATTGGGTTTACTAAGGATTCGTAAGGATTTAGGCAAGAAGGTTGAGAGCCTTCTAGCTGACCCAGTGAACCCGAGCAGGAAGCGTCACGGCTCGCTAAAAATTTATATGGAAAGTCTTATTGCTAAGGACTTAGCGGAACGTGAAGCAGTGTCAAAAGAAGCACTTGATAGTGTTATGGAATCCTTGAAGGAGATAGATTTATGAACCAAACGCAAGCAGAACTAGAGCAAGAGTTGCTCGGTCAAGTAGTTGATAAAGAGATGGTGGAAGAACAGCGTGTGAAGCTGAATGATTTCCGTCGTCGTATTTCTAACGGTGAGGCTGTGCCAGAAGATGAACTACGTACAGCTATCACAAGTATTCGTGTGCTGTATGGTCGTGAGGCAGAGAAGAAGAAAGCTGCCGCTAAACCTAAGCCGAAGAAGGCTCCAGCTAAACCGAAGAAAGAAGTTAATATTGATAACCTAATGGATAACCTGTTCGGGTAAGGATTTGGCATGACTGATAATGTGAAGCAACGTTTCGAAATTGTTAGTCAGTGTACGCCTGATAAGCTGGTGCAAAACCATCAGCTTATTGAGCTGTTCCCTGAAACAATTGACAACACAATGGTACAGACTTTTTTAGCGTGCGAGAAAAAGTTTCTGTTTAACTATCTTTACTGCCGTGCAGGTAGTTCCAGTAATATTCACCTGATTGCAGGTGCAGCTTTCGCAGAGGCAAACGATGTCTACCGTAAATCCTACTTTGAGAAAGGGCTGTCACATACAGAGAGTTTGGATGCGGGACTACTTGCGCTCGTCCAGAAGTATGGGTGGCACGGGAACCTGGAAGATTCAGCTGACTGGCAAGCCAGTAATAAAAGTTTCTTCCGTATCGCTGCTGCATTCCTCGACTACTGGGAAGAGTATAATCCTAAACTTGGACGAAGCACGGTCTGGAAAACACCAGAAGGAGAGGTTGCGTCAGAGATTGGCGGAACGATTGAGCTGGATGTTAAGCATCCCGTCACAGGATTGCCGCTTCTTTTTAGTTATCGTTTGGATGTTATCGAAGATAGGGATGGAGACATCTGGATGGTGGACGACAAGACCACTGGCAGTCTCGGCGCTTCGTGGGCTAATAGTTGGGCTACTCGCTCTCAGTTTATGGGCTATCTTTATGCTTGTCAGCTTCGTGGCTATCCCGTTGTGGGAATGATTGCGCGTGGCACTGGCATCTTGAAGACTAAGATTAGCCACCTTGAAGCACCAGTTACATTTGACCCAATCATTGTCAAACGCTGGTGGCATTGGATTAACCAACAGGCTACTCGTATGGTTGGGTTGACGGTTCAGAATGACCGTAACAATTTCAGCTATAACTTTGGCGACCAGTGTAATGCTTACTCAGGTTGTGCATTCAAGGATGCTTGTACCAGTCGCTTTACTCACAAGGTTCTGAACACAATGCCGATTCGTATCTGGAACCCTGAGTGTCCCGAAGAAAGTCCTAGCTGTGAGGGGTATCAAACCAATGACTAAGGTGCGTGTTAACGGTCAGTCTCTGAAGGCACGGTTGGAAATGCTCCAGCATATCTTTGTTAAGGATGCTAACCTTGTTGACTACACTGACTACTATTTTATAGTCGATACCGAAAATGCGGCACGTAATGCTGAGTTTGATTTTATTCAGACATTGGACTCATTCAACCTGATTGGTGAAGTCAGCCACTATACTGGTGGCATTGAGTTTCATGTGCTTAGACCTAACAGTAAGTTAAAGAAAGTTAGGCTTCGTTGCATGAGTAACAAGATGTTCCTGAAGAACTACGACAGCTATCGTCGCGGTAACAAGACGCAGGTGATTTACGATGTTACGGAAACGTAATGTAGAATTTTTTCTTAATGGAGCAGCGGAGCCTTCGGGTTCTGCTGTAGTGACTTTTGATGATAGACATCCTTTCAGACCTTGCGGTTACGTTTGCGTTTGTCCTAGTTGTGGTGACGCTTGGGCTAAAGCAAAAGTATCAGGTCAAGTATCTCAAAGATATTGCGCTGTCAGCGTACCTTGCAGTGAACACGGAGGCGGTCTTATTGTTGACACTGCTACATACCTCAACCTTAAAGCTAGGTTCGATGTGGAATACAGCCGAGAAGTTTGGGAGCATGATTTTGTTGTGCTGTATGACAAGTGGTTACTTCCTGGACTTAGTGACCCGTCGCAGCTGGAAAATGTAGACGAATGGGGCTGGCCTATCGGGGCTGGCGCAAGACTAGAAGGGCTGGAGAAACGATAATGGAAATGGAAACTTTACAGACTCGCATCAATGATGCAGCAGATAAGTACGGTGACACTCAGTCGCATGATGTGATTGCAAAAGTGTTAGGCCAATTCACGCCGACGGGTACACGTAGCACTACGAACTACTGGAACTGTACTCCAGTAGATAAGCCACACATCTGGAAAGCTTTTCAGGAAAGCCGTGATGTCCAGAAGATCCTGGAACGCAACTTACCAGAGGATCGTCGTGATGCGCGCGGTGCTGGGGAGTTGCTGGTAGATGGTTTGGTTATGCTCAAGATAGCTCTTCGTGCAGAGATTTCTCAGCAGGAACGTACCCGTGTCGAGAAAGAGCTGTTGGAATTGTCTGACGTACTTACAGACTTGGAGGATAGAATTGGAAACTAGCGAAGAGAAGTTCGACTACTATCTTTGTCACCGCTGTGATATGTATACGATAGTTGATCAGGGGGACGAGCCTCCGAAGGAATGTCACCTGTGCCACTACGATGAATTGTCTCTGGACGTTAATGGTGGTTAGTTTAAAAAAATGGTTGTGTGCTGGATGTTAACCGTGTATCTTATATAATCTCAAGCGCACGAGATTATATAAAAATCTTGATTCAATTAGTTAGAAGGAAAACACGATATGTCAGAGCAAGTTGTTGAGAAAAGTTTTTCAGAGATTGTTGATGGTAAAGAGGTGATTCACCTAAGCGCCGAAGACCAAGCTCTTTTAGATAAGTATGAAGAAGATGGCTGCACGCCTAGCATGTTGGTTCATACTTACCCAGGTGTTGCATGGAACGAAGAAGCTCCTAAGTTCTTGTTGATGGGTATGCCAGGTGGTGGTAAAACTTTTAGTATTGCAAGCTTGCTTGCTGCTGGTCTGGAAGTTTTCGTTATCTTCACAGAGCAAGGTAAAGAATCTTTGCTTGAAAGCTGTATGCAGAATGGTTATGATACGAGCAAGTTACATTACACTCGTATCAGCGCAGGTAGTCCTGGTTTTGGTAGCTTGAAGCGTATCGCTAAGAGCATCAACAAGAACACGCAGAAAGATTTGCAGGGTGCGAAGGGCTTGAGTGAAAAAGACTACACTCAAATGATTGACCTTATCGCAGCGTGTGAAAACTTCAAAGACCAGCATAACGTAAGTTATGGTAATGCTAGTGAATGGGGTAACGGTCGTGTCCTAGTGATTGATGGTTTGTCTGGCATCAATACTATGATGATGGATTTAGTAGTTGGTGCGAAGCCTGTTAAGACAATCGCTGATTGGGGTATCGCAATGGATCAGGAAATGCGCTTCATCAACCAGTGCGTTAACTCCATGATTGCAGGCTTCGGTTTGATTGCTCACTTAGAGCTGAACAAAGATGAAGTAGATGGTCGAATCTACAAGTACCCTAAGTTGTTGGGTAACAAAAACACTTACGATTTTGGTAAGCATTTCTCAGATGTGATTCTTGCAGAAGATGCAGGTTCTGGTAAGTTCCTGTGGAAGACTGACGAGAAGAACATGCAGTTGAAATGTCGTAACCTTCCTCGTGGTGCTCGTTTAGAACCAACGTTCGTTCCACTGTATGATGCGTGGGCAGGACGTTTAACTAAGAAGGAAAGTTAATATGTCAGGTATTGTTGACAATTCGGGTAAGGCTCTGGATATTAAAGAGCCAGTTAAAACTGCTAAGCCAGTTGGTATTTATGTAGTGTTGGAAGTTAAGAACCCAAACTACAGTCCCTCTGGTATCTTGATTCAAGCAGCGAATCGTGTCACTGACATGGAAGCTCGCGGCAAGTTAGTGCGTATCGGTGACGGTTGTCAGATTATGAAGGAAGCGCACATTGGTAATACAGTTTACTTCCGACCTGGTGCAGTGGTTGAAGTATTAGGTGGGGATTGCGACGAGACGTTACAGTTAATACTGGCGGAAAGTTCAATCCATTGTTACACAGTTTAAAATAACGCTTGACAGCTTGATGTCAATGAGTTAACATTTATTACATGTCGGGGGCAATGGCGCAACCGACTTTAAAACAGAAACTATATAGTTAAAAAGGAAAATATATCATGGCTAAATTCGACGCAAACGCTTTTCTTACTCAAACAGTTGAAGCTAAACTAGACACAAAACGTATCCCGTGTCCAGAAGATAGCTACGATGAAGCGCAAATCACTAAGCTTGAGATTAACTCAGGTACGGTGAAGGAAGGCGAGAACGCTGGTAAGCCTTGGGCACGTCTACGTGCTCGCATCGAAATCCTTGACCCTAATGCGAAAGCAGAATGTAAACTTACAGGTGATGCAAACCCTGCGGTTTACTGGGAAGAGTTCCTTCAACTTACTGAAGATGGTGCGCTTGATACTTCAGATGGTCAAAACATTCAGCTTGGTAAACTTCGTGCAGCATGTGGCCAGAACACAGACGAAGAATGGTCAATCATGGACTTAGAGAAAGCAAGCCTTGGTGCTAAAGTTAAGCATCGCTTAAACAACGACGGTGACGCTTACGCTATTTGTGCAGGCGTTTACAACCCAACAGCGGTTGAAGACGAAGACGAACTTTAATAGCTTAGTTAAGCAGGTATAAAGTGAGGGCTAGGCAGAAATGCTTAGCCCTTTTTTTGGTTTAAATAAAAGGAAAACCTAGTATGTCTAAGACACAAATCCACTGGAGTGAGATTGAGATTGAAGATAGGCAGCGTACTAAAGAAGACTGGCAGCACGTTAAGAAGTTGGCAGTTAGTATTAAGCGCACGATTCTGATTAACGCTCCGGTAGTGCAAGCAGTAGATGGTAAGTGTGTACTTGCAGCAGGTTGGAACCGAGTCCATGCCATTAAGGAACTGGAAAAGTTGGGCATCGGTGTCAAGCATGATGGTCATCAATACGAGCCAGGTATGGTTCCGGTCACAAGCTATGATGACTTGACCAAGGAAGCAGCTTTCGAAGTTGAGCTGATGGAAAACGAAATGCGTCTTGACTTGACTTGGCAAGACCGTGATGCAGCCTTATTGAAGTTGAAGCAGATGGCTGAGAAGGTAACGGGTGAAGATGCTAAGCCAGCAGAGAAAGCTCGTGTAGTTGAAGCGTTGAAAGAAGGGGTAGCACCTGATGACAAACCGCAAGATAAATCTGCTAAGAAAAAGACAGACCGAACTCGTGCCAAGATTCAAAACGCTGAACTCCGTGCGCAGTACGCTAACGACCCGCGAGTTGCAAAGGCTAAATCGGCGTCTGAAGCAGACCGGATTATAAAGAAAGACTTGGAGAAAAAGCACCAAGAAAAACTGGCGGAACAGTTCAAAGAAAAGAAATCTGAACACGAGATTATCTTTGATGACTGTACGGTTGCAATTAAAGAGCAGCCGGATGGTAAGTTTGATGTGATTGTAAGTGACCCTATCTATGGCATTGATGCTCAGGGTATGCACATGTTCCAGACTGCAAAGCACAAAGAACAGCATCACGATTATGATGACTCGCTAGAAAACTGGGATAAGATGTTTAACATTATGCCAGAAGAACTTATGAGGGTAGCTAAGGATGAGGCGCATTGTTATCTCTTCTGCGATGTTAACCGCTTCTTTGATTTCACAGTTGAAGATGAGACAGGATGTCGTGTTATGCCAGGACTTGCCACGCGTATGCGACGAGCTGGCTGGACTGTCTGGCCTCGACCTCTTATCTGGTGTAAAGGAACAGTGGGAAGTATCCCGCGACCTGACCATGGCCCTCGTTATACAGCAGAATATGTGTTGTATGCGATTAAAGGAAACAAGGAAACTATCGCCCTCAAGCCTGATGTATTTACAATCCAGCACACGCCTGGTAAGGAACACGCAGCGTATAAAGCTCCTGAAGTATATGCAGAGGTTATGAGCCGAAGCGTGCGACCAGGTGATCGAGTGTTAGACTTCAGTGCAGGTAGCTTCAATATCCTACCGGCAGCCAATAGCATGAAGGCAATCGTTACAGCTATCGAGTTGGATACGCAGTACGAACCTTATGCCCACCTTAAAAAGATTAAGGAGTTAGGCGATGACTAAACTAGAAATGTTGACGGAGATGATTCAGAAGCAACGTCAACTTGAAGCAAAGGCTATGAAGGTTATGTTGCATAACCCAGGTATCTTGATTCAGACTACCCCAGTTATGTGGGGCGGTGGCGACCAACCTTACCAGTATGCGTTCAACATGCACATCGCTGAGCGTGGTACTTACTGTGGTCACTTCCAGTACTGTCCTTGGGGTTATGGGCAAGGTAATTTTGATGACTGGTTTAACGCGCAGTTTACTAACGAGATGGGGGGCGGGTATGTCCTATGAACATAAGTTCCCAAATACGAGTACAGTGGATGCGCTTTGCCCAGTCGATCGTTTGTTCGTTGACCTTGATGGCTGTATTTTTAGCAACCTCAGCCGCAGCGTTATGGTACCTGATGACCCTTATGACACTGCTGGTTGGTTGGCTTTTGAAAAAGAGTGTCTCAATGATGAAGTCATCCAGATGGTGGCAGACATTGTTAGACATTATAAGCACCGTTATAGTGTTCAAGTAATCTTCCTGACCGGACGGACGGAAGCTATCTTTGAACAGACAGTGACGATGTTGAACCATCATATTCTTAGTGAGTGGGATGGTTTGGTTATGCGACCAGTTAATGAGAAGCGTCGCGGTCATGAGTGGAAACTCGAACAGTTACATAAGCTAGGTTGTTGTGCTGGCGATATGATTATGGATGATTGCTTAGACACCATTAAGGCTGTCATGTGCAATTTCCCTACAGCTAGTTTCATGTACACGAACTTTGGTATGTGTAAGAGCAGACCAAATAACTAAGGTAAGGGGGTTCGCCCCCTTCTCTGGAGGATATATGTCAATAAATAAAGTTTGTTACGTGCCAGACAGTTGGAACGGATTACTGATTGTTGGAGACTTTCCAAGTAAGAAGAAAGCCGACAGCGGTTTCGTCAAACCTTTGTGGGGTAGTGAAGGTACTGCTATTGCAGAGGAACTGAGAAAGGTTGGTATCGTATTTAAAGAGTGTGCAACAATGTACGCTATAGACTTTTACCCGAAAGCAGGAGTTATCAACAATGAATATTCTAACAAATCTGCGGTTAAGCGTGGCGAAGGTTGCGAGTATGGAGACAGGTTTATCAGTAACCGATATGCAGCTGAGGTTGACGCTACTCGAAAACGGATTGATGAACTTAAACCACAGTTCATACTTACCCTTGGGGAAGCAGGCCTTTTCTCTGTACTTATTGAACGAGGGATCGATGACTTCAGAGGCAGCATGGAATGGTATGAGTCAGATGTGGCAAGAATTCCTGTTATGCCGACACATTCCATCAGCCGAGTACGTAAACAACCAGAGCTTGGCTTACTTGTGCATCGCGACCTGGCTCGACTATGCGAACACTACGGAACAGGCGTTTGGCCAGACAAAGACTGGAACATTAACATTGCAGATACTTATGATTCAGCGGTTGCAGGGCTTCAACAATTACTCGATGGACTGGACTCTAAGCCTGGAGGCTATCGCATGGGAGTCGACATTGAGACTAGGAAGAAGCGTTTCATGTCAGTTATCGGATTCGCAACAAGCCCTACAGACGCCTTGGTTATCCCCTTTCAAGACCCTGATTGGAAGCCTATCTTCAGTACAGTTGATGAAGAGTATCGGGTTATCTCTCTCGTGCGTCGCGTACTGGAACATCCAAACATGCGCTTGGCTGGGCAAAACTACCACTACGACGCACAGGTGCTTGCGGCTCGATACGGGGTTAGGTCGAACATTTGGTGCGACACTATGCTCGCTCATCATACTGCGTTCAACACAGGCATCAAGCAAGCACTGCATGTAATCTCTAGTATCTACTGTGAGCATTACCAGTACTGGAAAGACGAGAGTCACGCAGATGCAGGTGATGACAAGTGGGAACCAACCTGGAGCAACTGGGAAAACTATTTGTTCTATAACGGCAAGGACTGTTGCAATACACTGGAGTGTGCGGAAGTCTTGATGGATGAAGTTATTCCTGCGTATAAGCTAGAGAAACCTTGGGCACACCAGATGGATTTATGGCGTCCACTGTTGAAACTGATTCTTCGTGGTAACAAGTTTAACGTACAGAAAAGAGATCAGTTTAGAAAGGATTTGCGCAAGCGTATGGATAAGCTAGCGTTGTTCATGGAGAAGATTGTTCCGACTGACATTTATCCACGGAATCCAAAGACTCCTTTCTATAAGAGTCCGACTCAGTTGAAGGAATTGTTTTACACAGTACTGGGACAACCTGTTCAGACCAAGAAGAATGCTCAGGGTCAGTGGCGTCCAAGTACAGACGATACTTGTCTGAAGAAAGTGATGCAACGTGAAGAAGCTTTGATTCCTTTGTGTCAGGCAATCCTGACTTATCGCCAACTTGAAACTTGTATGGATACATTCTTGAGTACAAGCCCTGACGAAGATGGTTACATGCACTCAGGTTACAGACAGTCGGGAACCAACACGTATCGTTTCAGTTCTAAGAAAGATGCGTTTGATCAGGGTATGAACTTACAGAACATTAACAAGGGAACGGACAATGCCAAATGCTACATGCACCGTGTCTACGGATTTGACTGCGAGATTCCTAACATTAAAGATTTGTTTGAGCCGGATGTCGGTTTCGAGTACTGTGACGTTGACCTTGAGCAGGCAGACGCACAGATTGTTGCTTGGGAGTCAGACTGTCAGCGACTCAAAGAACTGTTCCACGACGATACTAAAGACTTCCACTCTGAAAATGCTTTCGCATTCTATGAAGGGATTAAAGGGGAGCCAGTTGGAAAATACGAAACTGTCCTGGATAGTGGAGCCGTCATGGTTAAGGCTGAGGATGAGTGGCGTAAACCACTTAAGGCTGGCGGGCATGCGACTAACTACAGAACAACTGCTCCTACACTCGCTAACGCACTCAGCTGTACAGTTGCTGACGCACAAGACTTTATAGATACGTGGTTCAAGCTTAACCCTGAAATTAAAGAGTGGCACCACAGAACAGAAGCGGAGGTTACAGGTCGTGGATTTGTTGAAAATGGATTTGGATTTAGAGGTCGCTTCCTTGGACGAGTCACACATAACACTCTTGCTGAAGCACAAGCATGGGTTCCTCAGTCTAGTGTTGCACACGTCATTAATACCGGATGGTGCAACATTGAACGAACTATTAATAAGAGAACACAAGGGCAGTACGATGTTGCGTGGTGGGAAGGCGAGGACATTGTTAGAATTAGTTTCCAAGTACACGATTCCTTGGTTATGCAATTCAGACAGAAGCACCGCAAAGCTGTGCTACCAAAGATTCGACAGTGTATGCTCGTACCAATCCCTTACAAGGACAGCAATGGGAATGACGATCCACTGACGATAGGACTTGGTAGTCCCGAAATAAGCAAGTATTCTTACGGAACAATTAAACCGATGTTGTGGGAGCAACCTGATGACGGAAAGCAAGAAGCGCTCAGTGACTGAGATTCAAAACACACCTCGCGAGCTAGACAACTTTCTCAAAGAGTATCTGAAATATACCGAGAACATGGAGGCACCTAAGCCATTCCATATCTGGGCAGCAATGAGTGCAATCGCAGGCGCACTAGGTGGTAAGTGTTACATAGACATGGGCAAGTTTAAGTATAAGCCAAACATGTTTATCGTATTCGTGGCACCACCTGGTGTCATTAGTAAATCAACTACAGCAGACGTTGGGATGCGTCTGCTTAAAAAGAATCCTGGGATTCACTTCGGCCCGAGCAGCTGTACATGGCAAGCACTGTTCGAAAAGTTTATTGATGTTGAGCAGACTTATCAGGTTGGTAAGACTAAGCAAAAGCAAAGTAACTTGAACTTGAGTGTCAGCGAGCTGGGTACTTTCTTGGACTTCGACAACTCAGAAATGGTAGATACTATCGTTGACCTGTGGGATGCGAAGGAAGGTCAGACCAGTCGTAGTACAATTGGCGGTGGTGACAAGGTTATCAACAATGCGTGGCTGAACTTGATTGGTTGTACCACACCTAGCTGGATTCAGAAGAACGTACCAGAGTACGCGATTGGGGGTGGCTTTGTCAGTCGTACCATCTTCGTGTACGGGGATAAGAAAGAAAAGTTTATTCCTTATCCGAATCTGGTTATGGATAACAAAGACGAGACAGCCGTACAACAGAAGTTGGCTGATGAATTGATTCGTATCTCAGCTTTGAATGGTGAGTTTAAGCTAACTGATGAAGCTTACAAGTGGGGCAGCGAATGGTACATCGAGCACAACAAGAATCCATCGCAGCACCTGAAACACCTTGACGGCTACGCAGCTCGTAAGCAAGCACACATGCACAAGATAGCAATGTGCTTGAGTGCTGCGGAGAGTAATGATAAAGTAATCAATAAGAAACACTTACAACTTGCAGAGCAGATGCTTCAGATTTGTGAGCAAGATATGATGAAAGTTTTTGAAGTAACGTCAGATGACCGTGAAGTTAAAACACTTCAGTTGATTCTGCGTTTGTTGAAGCGATACCCTAAAGGTTTGACGGATACAGAACTGCGCTTCAAGTTAGCATCACAAGTAAGTGGCTTCTATGTAGGGCGAGCGATTGAACATGCAGTTGCCGCTGGTATGATTAACTTAGTTGTCGTTAAGGATGCGACCGTGAATCCTTATCGACTGAGCCGCAAGTTACGAGAACAACTTTCTGACACAGCGTCTAAGAAAGATTTAGATTTAATTCGTAACTTCCTATCTACTGGAGTAGAAGAAGATGATGGTACAGAATCTTAAAGATAAGTTTCCTAAAATTTACAGCAAGTTAAAAGAGTTTAAGGTTGCCGACCATTGGGCAGTTGATAGTCGTTCGACTATGGTAGACTTGAATTTCTTGTTGCGGAATAAGGGGCTGCCAGAATGGGATGGTGGAGTCAAAGCTCACAAGGTACTAAAGAAACTTGAAAGTGTAATGTAATGAAGTGGGGATGTCAGTTGGCATCCCCTTTTTTTATATAATCTTTGAGCGTGTAGATTATATCATTCTACGTTGTCTCTCAGTGCATCATACTCATTGTACAATAATCTCTCCTTCTTACTTGTCGTAATTCCTAGCTCACGCTTACGTAATACACGGGCTTTAGAGCGTAATGATTGTTGCTTCATCTTGCCCGTAATGCGGAACGGTTTGAGATAGGATGTCTTGCTCACCTGATTATTAAAGTCCACGATTGCTTGTTGTGCCGCCTTCATACGCTCTTTATCTTTGATATGTGAGGCATAAGCCATTTCCTCTAAGATAGATTGCGCCTTGCCCGACCAATACTTTGCCGTCGCTCGTTTCTCAGAATCCGCTTCGTACTTCTCTGTTAGTTTACGTGGCGAGAATCCTAATGCTTGGAATAGGATTGCTGTGTAGTCTCCTACTTCTTCACCGTCAAACTTAACAAAGGTAGCACCGCCACGAGAAGTTTCTTCGCCGCGTGTTGCAAATCGTGCTGCCTTACTCAAGTTCTTCAACGCAGTAGGCATCGCCTTCTCAACTTGCTTCAGGTTATCTGGGTCTGTTGAGCTGGTTGCTTTCCATACGTTTCGGAAGTAACCACCAAGTGCACCAGATAAACCCCAAATCAATTCGTTCTCATCTGAGATAGAGTCAGCTTGTAAGCCAGGTAAGAAGTTACCCATACCGATTGAACCTGAGATGTCTACCTTAGGAACAGCCCAAGGACTATCATCTGGCAGTGCAAGGTTCAACAAGTGAACTGGGCCAAGACCATACTCAGAAGTTAGTCCACCAAGCACAAGGTCTGGGTTGTCTACCACGTTTTCTTTCAGGTAACGACGCATCGTAACTTTCAAGTCTTCGTTGGATAAACCAGTTCCACGTAAGATACGGTTAAGAAGTTCGACCATATACTCTGCACCTGGCAGTCCCATGATACCACCCATACTGAGCAACGCTGCTGTCATGTATAGGGAAGTCTTCATTTGCTCCTTTGTAATCTGGCCGTTATAGATACCCGCTTGCTTAGCAGCATACAGCGGAGCCGCATTCAGCATTGATAAGAACTGCTGCATGTAGTTCATGAATACGAACGGTACACCTAGTGCGCCACGCATAATCTCAGAACGGTTAACCTTGCCGTACTCGAACTGAGTTTGTGCGGTTGCATCTTTTGCATGCTGGAATGCAGAGTTGTAATCTTCACCCTTCGCACGAGCCAGACGGAATGCAGCCAATGCCGAGACTCGACGGTTGTACTGTTCGGTTAAGCGGAAGAACACACCAGCGTTATTGACTACCATGTCGTAACCTGCGGCAAGCTTCTCACTTGGGTAAGGTGCGACTCGGTGAATCGTTTCAGGCATCTGAGTTTTGTTTGCCAAGTTGATTAGGTTCTGGTACATACCGTCATCTAGTATGCCATCTTCGTAGAGGCGTTGCATCATTCGCGCTTCCTCTGGATTAGACAGTTCCTTACGACCAGCCATAGCTGTTACGTCTCGTGTTGCACCTAAGAATGTACGTGCCGCTTTCGCAGTACCGTGTCGCGCCATAAGGTATGGAATAGTTACCAGTGGCAGCTGCGTCAAGTTGACTACGGCAGACTTCACGTTGTAGCCTAGGAACATTGCGAAGGCCAATGCTTTCAGTCCAGCGAAATCATTCTCTGGGTTAAGGATGTACTTCATATGGTTGTTAAAGTACGAGTGCATATCCGATAGGTCTGTAGTAGAGCCAAGGGATACACGTGCATCGTCTCGCATTAACTGAAGTTGCTTAACCATATCATCTGTATGTTCTACACGAGCAAGGTGTGCAGAAGCATTCTGGATGTATGATGCAAAGCTACGTTGTGCATCCTTAGAGAAACCAGCTGTGTTCTGACGCTTCTTCATGTGAGCCATGAAACGTGTGCCAGGGTTAAGCTCCATTGCCGCGTTATCTAGTGCAGCTTGTTGCTCCGCTGATAAGCCGTCACCCGCTGCTTCAATCTTTTGCTTGAGGGATTCTACAACAGACTGAGGCATACCATACATTGCACGAACAGTGTCATCTAGTGCGGAAGCTTGGATAGATACTTCACCCGCTTGCGCTTCACTAGCGAATCGACGTTCCATTTCTTTCTGGGCTTTGTTGCGCTCATGTTCATACTCGAATGTTTCAAAGTGCGTAACAACTTCAGATAGTTGCTGACCGTCAGGCAAGCCTTGGTCGTTGTACTTATCTACAAGTTTACGCTCACGCATCGTTAGAGTGTAGCGACCGAAACGTGCACGAGGGAAGTAGTTCTTATCGCGCAACTGTTTGTATTGATTCACCGCTCGGCGTAGGTTACTTGCTACCTTCGAGTCAGGGTTGTCAACACGCTCTCTAACTTCTTCGATGATACGGTTGATAGTGTTTGGATTGTCAATGTTCTCGATCAGTGCTTGAGCAATACGTTCACCTGAGGAGAAGTAAGGCTTAACATAGTCTTTAAAGATTGACGAGAACAATCTATCACGCGTGTGTTGGAACGCTAGTTCGATACGGTCACGTACTGCCTTCATCTCTGGAGTCATTTCGAAGCGAGCTTCTAGTGCTTCCATTTCTTCAGGTAGTAGGCGTCGTCCCTGTTCGTCTGAGAGTCGTGACATCTCAAACATAAACTTGCCAAGTCGGTCTGCATCAGCGCCTGGAAGTTTCTTCCACTCAACCACAGCTTGGTCAGATTCAGCGATACCAAGTCGTTTGGTTTCCGCAAACTTCTCAGCAATCTCCATGTACTTCTTAGCATACATGGTGCCGAATCGCTCAGCAATTGTTTGAGGGGCTGAGAGTAACGTAGTCCATCCTTTACGGAATCCGGTATCTACGTTCTGACGGGCGAGTGTCTGGCGAAGGATGTCACCTTCCAGTGCTGCACCTGCGATTAGTTCATGCTCAGTTAGGATGCCATCAAACTCTACCCTCATTTCAGAGAGTTCTTTCTCACTGATAATTGATTGGTTAAGTTCGTTGTTTACTGTGTGTAAAGTTTTGTAATCCTGTAACGCAGCAATCTTTTGTTGCAGTGCAAGACCTTCCATAAACGTTTCAAAGTTTTGTGGAACCTTATCCACGTCTTTAGCTTTCTTGCCTACTGTTTCAGCGAAGGCTGATTTGATACTCCAGAACACATCGTAGACACGCTGCCAGAATCGTTTAAGTTCTGGTGATGCGTCTTTCTTAAAGTCTAGTTTGCGTTGGTGGTAACGAGCTACCTGCTCTGCAAAGTATTCCTCAAAAGACATCAGGTACTGCATTTGAGCATCACCGCCCAGTGCATCCATACCTACAGTAGACATCTTTGAATCTAGGATTTCATCGCCAAGTTGCTGGTACAGACTTTGTGATGCCGAAGCTCGTGAGCGGTCTAGCCATTCACGAATAGTTCCTGACATATTGTCCTTAACCCACTGACGGTATTCTTGATACACAGTCTGTCTTGCTTTCTTAGGTAAGTTGTTGAAAGAAAGCTTTGAGATTGCGTGCCCCATTTCGTGAGCTACAGTTGACATTGCAGCAGCCTCACCGTCCATCTGATAGACTTGGTCAATCAATCCCCAGTTAAGTCCGATGCTCTGGTAAATAGTTCCATCGGGTGCTTGCATGGTTGCAGCAACGCCGAATGCAGACTTGGCTCTAGAGTCTACAGTTGTTGTGTCTGTTAGAACTACGGGCATACGTCCGATGTATTTATCAGCCATCTGCTTCATAACCTGTTCAGCAGCGGTGACTACTTCTTTAGGAAAAGACTTAGCAACTGTACGCTGAGTTAAGACTTGAGTACCATCTTCAGGTTTCCAGTTCTTAAGCTGAACTCCAAGTGTTCCACGGTTAGTCATTACTGCTAAGTCACGTTCCGATGCCTGATTGAATACAGGTCGCTCTGCGTTAGACATTGGCTTACGCCCTACAAAACCTTCATCAGTTTCTACGAAGGTTGCAGGTTCGTATGGCCCAGTTGCCTGAGCTTCAAGTGCAGCAATCTTATTATCAAGCTCTGCCTGCAGTTCTGATAAGCGCACATCCTGTTCAGGGTCGATGTTGCCTAGGTCAGTATTAGTTGGTTGCTCACCTTCTGGCGTTGGCTCTGGGTCTACATTCGGTACTGGTTCAGGAGTAGGCTCTGGTTCCGCGTTGTTCTCTGGGAGTTCCGATTCCTGGACAGGAGTTACATTAGTCTCCTCAGTGTTAGCTCGTTCTTCCGCATCAAGGACAGAACGACCTCGTGCAGTGTTAGCTAGTTTAGCAATACCGGAACCTACAACTTGGCCACCCGTACCACCAGCAACGCCTTTGAAGAACGACTCTTTCAGCATCGCTGCTTCTTCTTCGCTCACACCTAGCTCTTGTGCGGTAGCAAGTTTAGCGCCCATCAAGTTGTTGAAGGATTGGATTGCTTCGGTTGCACCTTCTGAGAATGCTGCGATACCAATATCTTTTGCACCAGATAGTACACGTTCCAGACCTGATTTCTTGGCAGCATCTTCCACCATTTCAGTACCGATTTTAGTTAAACCTGCACGAGACATGATACCCATGAAAGATGCCATATCCATCGCAGTGTTAACTACCGCAGTTGGTGCGTACTGTAGGAAGTTTCCTTCACCACCTTCAGCTTGTACCGATTGTTTTGATTCACCTGCTTGCATTAAGAAGTTGGAAGCAGTTGCACCAATTGTTGCCGCTCGTGTAGCCGTTAAGCCTAAGCCTACCGCACCTGCTACTGGAGCAGATACAGTACCAGCCGCTGCGCCAACAGCCATCATTGCTAGTGATGCAGTATTCTCTGCTAAGGTTTCCGCCGCATAGCCAGCAAAGTCCATAACACCGTTAACGTCCTGTTCGAACGATTGATATTGTGCAGGATATTCCTTTGCGAGTTCTTCGTACTCTTTTGAAAATTCATCAGCGCCGAAGAGATTAGCTAATGACGAACCTGTGCTGTAATACCCACGCATAATAGCATTACCCAACAAGTTACCGCTGGAGTCATCTTCTTTGTCGTAGTTAGCAATGTAATCTTCAACGCCACCGATAGTCGTTACGTCACGAGATTTTTCCTGAACGTAACCTAGGAGGTCGGTTGATTGAGAGGGTGTATACGCAGGTTGAGCTAAAGCAGGGGCGCCCGACTGGACACCCCCACTGCTAGGTTTGCGCACATACTCTAACAATGCACTACGAGAAGTAAGCGGATTGTCATTCTGTGCCATAAGTTGTTACCCCATAAAGCTGAATGGATAACCTGCCGGAGCAGGTGGTTGAGTCTGTGGCATCATGTAAGACGGTGGTGCTGTCACTGGTGCCGCAGGTGGTGTCATTGATGCACGTGCACCAGAGACGCCTGGGCTTTCATCGCCCGTCTGAACTGCTTCCGGTTCTTGTCGGGATTCGTTCAAACGCTTCTCGATGATAGGTAGAATGTCACGGCCATACATCATAACCGCTTGGTCTACAATACCCTGTTGAGTCGCAAGGTCGCCATCGGCTGCACCAAGCTCGTCCATGATTCCGGTTACGTCGTTTGAGTTAGCCGTTAAGTAGGTCTTCTCATCTTCGCTTGCCAACGAGTTGTAATACTGGAATACCGTTTTAGGGTCAACCGGATTTGGCTCAAGTGTCTCTGGGTCTGTACCCGCAGATGCCTTAGCCATATCAAGTGCTGCCTTCCAAGTCTTGTCGTTGAACTGTTCGGAATCTTTCTTAGCTTTCATTGCTGCTAAGATTTCTTTGTTTCGTTTGTCTTCTCGCTGGAGTTTGATACGTAGGTCTGCATCCATACCAGCAAGTTCTTTACGAAACTGTCGGTCAGCATTTTTATCACGGGCAGTAAAGTCCAACGTTTCGAGGTCGATGTCCTGACCACGTTTACGCAGAGCTTGGTCGCCTTCTGTGAGTGTCTGCTGGTTCTGAGTTTTAGCAAGTTCCAGTTGGTTCTGGAAGGTTTGCTGTGCCTGTTTGTTTTTACGGTCTTCGTAACCAGTGTAGGTTTGTAGACCTTGTTGGAATGCTGTGCCAATGTCTTGACCTCCAATCATTCCTGTACCCATTGCAATTGCTGCGAGTTGCATCTGAGGACTTGATAGGAAACCCCACAAGTCTTCGTCTGGGTTAGGGGTTGTTACCATTTCAGGTGAAGTTGGCAAGTCCACCATAGGGTTGCCTTCTGTTAACGGTACTGTACCTGGCCCAGCAACCTGCGGGACGGTCATTGCATCATACGGATTCGTAAGAGCTGTACCGCCACCACCACCCACAGCACCCGCAAGAGCTGCACCTGTATTAGGTAATGCAAGTGGCGGAGTGACTGGAACCTGTTGAGGCTCTGGCGCACCGCTAAAGATTGAGTTAAGTGCAGGATAGTCAGCCATAAGATTCTGAGCACCTGACATAAGATTATCAAACCAAGCCATGTTCCCTCCTTAAGCCTGTGATAGAGCGCCCAGACCGGCACCAATTGCTGCACCCCAGGGACCGAATGTTGCACCTGCACCTGCACCTGCGAGAGCTCCACCCATAGGGTTACGTGTAGGGTTGCCCATTGTAGTTCCTGTAGTCATGCCACCAAACCCAGCCGCAGGGTAGAGTAAGTTAGCATACGCACCAAGTCGGTCATAAGCTGCTTGGTTACGGTTATACCAATCAGTTTCCGCACGTGCTTCTTCATCTGCCTGAAGAATGTTTTCCCAATTGACTACTTGGTTAAGTGCGTTACCTTCCGCATCAGCAACTTGTCCTAACATTTGCTGAGCTGCACGACGGTCGCCAAGCGCCTGTGAGTATGCGTTACCGAGGATAGCAGTGTTAGCTGTGGATAACTCACCCGCTGCCTGACCTGCTGCTACACCTTCCGCTACACCTTGGCGAGAAGAACCACGATTGCCGCTAGCCACAGCGCCAGACGTAACTCCCGGTAACACGTTCTGTAGTAAATTATTCTGTACATTTTTTGCGTTCGCTTCTAGTTGAGCCTGAACCATCGGGTTGTTCGCCACGTTGGTATCTGACATCGCCATAGCTGTACCACGCATCGTATCAAGATAGTTTGAGTAACCACCCTGCGGTGCGTAGAATTTTCGAGCCGCATCAATTGCTCCCTGTTGCCCTTCGGATAAACCCTGATACTCGCGAGTGAAATCACCACCCTCACGGTTAACATCAGCAGCTTGACCTAAGACATCTTTAAGATAAGGAGCAGCTTCTGACCACGGATTCGAAGTTGTAGTCTGCGTTTGACCGCCGCCACCACCTGCCATATTAGTCTCCTACATATTTCACCATAACAGTTTGAGCGTGCTTATATCCTTTAGGCAAAAGCGATTTCGCGAAACCTCGCCTCCCATACCCAAGTACAAAATCACACCCCATCCATCTGGCTATACTATCGACTTGCTCTAAGTCTTCGTCGTGTCCGTTATAATCTTTATCGTGTGCCCAACCGAAACAGTTTAAAACGGACTCCCCAAGATGATCCTCTACGCGGAAGAGTGCGCAACCCCCCAGTTTCGGACCATCAGTGCAGAGGAATAACTGCATTCTCCCGTTGGCAATTTCCTCCACTACCTTGTGTGTGCGGATAGGTATAGGGGACTTATCAAATATCATCGCAAAATACTTTTCCACTGAGGGCAGTACACGATGTAGCTCAGAAATTTCGACAGGATATAGCATGTTATTCCTCTACTTTTTATATTAAACTATTGTGGGTAGTATGCAACCGTTCCGTCTGCGTAAGTCCATGGGTCTGTTGGTGAATCACCAGTAGCCCACACTGGACGCTTCGTAGTTAAATCCCAATACTGACGTCCAGCGAACTTATCCAAAGTATTTACAGTAGCCTTCACATCTTTGTAGGCTTCGGCGGTAGTAGATGCTGGCTCTTTAAGTTGTCGAGCCAGCAGTCTAAGTTCGCGCTGTAAATACGCGGGTAGTTCGGCAGGGTCAGATGGTGGGATACGTTCTCTGTATTGTAATCCCGACTTTGCCATTAGGTAATCTGACCTCCCATTTCATACTCTATGTGAATGTTACGAATTGTAAACTCCGGTTCACTTGTAACTATTTTAATACTAAAAAATCCAGCTGTCAAAATAGTATTTAAGTCACGTCTGTCTTGTGGAGTAAATACGATAGGTTCATCCCATAGAATGTTTTCGTTTAATCTGTCTCGCGTACCGATTTGAACAGTGAAGTCGTCAAGCGCCTCAATATCAAATTGAATGGTGCTTACCGTCTTGTAATGTTCGTAATCGGGCATGATGTTACCATCACGGTCAAGACGCCCCAGAGGTATATCGTGACGCTCCCACACGGCTTCAATTGGCGTTGCATTATATAATCCCGTTTCTGTGGGTTTATATAATTCCGGCTCTACTTCTAGTGACATATACAATGTATTTGCGAACACCTTTGTGCTTCGGTTAGATTCCCAGGTACCAGTTTGTTCCCACGGCCCTTCCTGATCGTCCCAAGGACGTTTAATGTAGGGTAGGTTCTGTCCGTATGCTGCGGTAATAATTGGCTGCGGCAGGACTCGAACTTCCCAGTTATCATAGCTCCAGTTATAGACCATAACCATATCACACACATGCGGTGCTAGGTTCGGGTCGGATGAACGGTCTTCGACTGACGCACTTGGGAAGAAGATATAAACTTCGTTCGTGTCGTCACGCTTAACTACGAATGTGTTTGCGTAGTATTCTTTGTGCAGCAAGTTAAAGAACCACTTACGTACACGGCCATTTGCCAGTGACTTAAACTTGATACCATTGTGCATTATGATGTCAGTGGTTGTCACTACAAAGTGTTCGTTACCAACTTGTACTACACAGTCAGTAGCGAGGATGCCCTGAGTATCAAACAACGGAGTTGTCTGGAATACGTATTGGCCACCAATGTAGCGGGAAATCCAAGTTGAGTCTGACTTGTAGATAATGAAGTTATCGTTTAGCTCAAGACCGTCAAGGATAATACCTGGACTTGGTAGCGTGTTGATACCAGCCTCACCACCAATACGGGTGATGTCCCAGTCACTTGGTAGCTCACCTGGGTCAGCAGAGGATGACCAATAGATTTTGCTTAGGTCGAAACCTGTACCTGCCTCACTTACGCCTAAGCCCATGAGGAAGTAACCAAACTTACGAACCACATAGAATCGAAACTCAGGTGGGTTCGGGTCAAACTGGTTAGGCGGAATCGGGTCTGTCGGCGTACCTGCTGGTGGTAGTGCATCTGCGGGGGCTGGAACGATACGACCATTTGCCCACATACCTGCACCAACTACAGTTTCGAGTTCGTACTCTTTATCAACTGGTTCGCTGATTGCACCGGAGTTAGTGTCACCTGGTTCAGGTGGTTCCGGCATATCCAAGTCCCCACTGACTTGCTCACATGCTGCTTGCATATCCGCGTAGAAACCTAGGTTCATATTGACGTTAGGAATCGGGTGGAGCTGCGGAATATCCTGCATTACGTTGGTAGTTTGGTCGTAGTATTGTGGACGGTCTACCGCGTTGTTAGCAATAATCAAACCATTAAAGTTTACGAACGTCCAAGTAAATTCCCCACCTGATGAGTATGGGTTACTAGGTCGAGTGATGTCGATGTTCGTACCTTCGTTCAGTAAGTTGAGCGTGTTACGACCTGCAACAATCCAACGTAAATCATTCTGGTTTACTGTCCAGAAAAACAGTCCTGTCTTTTCGTTCTGCGGGATGAAGTCAGTGAGGGTGTATCCCCCACTGCGTTTCCATCCGTCAATGTCAGAGCGAAAATTATCAGACTCATTCACAGCGTCAGGTGGTAACTGGTCAGGACGTGCATCCTTAATCACACCTGTCAAACGAGTCATACGATATTTAGCTCGTGTCATAACGGCTCCTAAAGTACGGTCATAATTGTTGTTGGTCGGAAGACTTCTGCCAAACCTTTCAGGTCTAGAGAAATTTGGCTGTTACCCAGTACACTCATATGTCGGTATTCAAACTTTAGAATGTTGGTCTGGTTGGCAACCATGTCCAGTGCAACCGCAGTATTCAGAGAAATGAAAGTTTGCTCTGGACTGTTGTTCTGCACGTTCTCAGTTACGTCTTCGATGTACGCAATTTGAGTACCGTTCCAAGTGATGCGCAACGCACCTCTGCCATTCGTACCGTTCGCTGAGCCAGATGTGACAATGGAACGGAACGTGCCAGCCGGAAGTGCAAACATGTACCCTGCAACTAACGGGTCAGATACTCGCAACTCCAGCATGGTCTGGAATCCACTAGAAAAAGCTGTCGTATCTGTACGAAGTTCGTTGATGTATTGCTTGCGAGCAGTCTTGGTCTTGATGTCTTCCGCAACTTGCTGCTGCAATTGGTACAGTAAGGATACCGGAGTAAACTTCTTGTTGTTGTTTTCAATCGCAGTTGCTGTTGGGTAGTTATCAACCTGACCTAACTCGACATCGTCTTTCGTAGTGGCACGAGCACGTAACTGTTCGTAATCCCCAATCTTGAGAGCGTAGTCATCAGCCGAACGTCCTGCAAGTTGTTGGGAATCCTGAGCCACCAAAGCTTCCTTAGCAACGTCACCTTGGAATCGCAGCTCATTCTGCTGAGTGTACAGTTGGTAGTTATTGTAAAAGTTTACCAACGAACGCTTAGTTAGTCGGATGTGGTTATCACCCTGAGCCAGATTCTCTGAGCCAAGAGGCCAATCGGGATTCAAGTCCTCAGGAAGAATGGCGGGAAAGTCAACTTCTAATCCCATGCTAACTCCTTAGCTAAATGTTAAAATATCCGACGGTGCAGCGTATTCAATCAGTGAAGCTGAATCGTTGCTTGCAGAGCCGTACCCGAAGAAACAGAATACTGCTGTCGAACCTGATACAAGTTCCACTTCATGACGTAGGCGGAAGTTGTAACCAAACTGATCACCTGATACCGATTGGTAAGGGATGCGTTCGCCGAACGAGAAAGTAGCCGCAACGTACTTATCACCGTTTGTATCTACCAAGAACTCTTGCTCAACCTTAGGGCTAAGCAGTACGCCACTGGTAGTTTCAAACCAAGTACGTAACTTAACAGTTGCTTGCGTACCACCACCTGCGTCTTGCAGAGAAAACTTCAAGTTTTGAATAGTGAAGATTGTCTCGTCAGATGACAAGGTCATCGAGTAGGTTCGATAGATTGCATTACGAACCGTACCTGGCGCAGAGCCTGACGAGAAGATAGATTGAGCTTCAGTAACTAGGTCTGAGCTTGCGCCTGCAATACCAGCGGATGCC